AATTTATATTTAATTCATTTTTTAAATAAAATTATATTTGATGCATTTTTACATAAAATTAAAATATATTTAATTCATTTTTTAAATAAAATTATATTTAATTCATTTAATTACTATTTGTGTGAATTAGGGGGGCAGCAGCCGCCATCTCAATCTCGACTTTTTTATATGGTTTTATATTAAAAAAGAAATTATAGATCCAAATGGCGCAATGAATACCAACAATTGCTATAAATAATAATGTTGGTACTAATTTTACTGGATCTGAAATATCTTTTTTAATATTAAAATCCGAAAAATCCGTACGAACAAGCATTATAATAAAAATAAGACCAAATAAATATCCTATAAGTGTTTTATTTTCTTGTAGTATAGTTAAAACTTCATTCCATGCCAGAATTAAAGGTTTAATAGTTAAATCAAACATTAATTTTGTTGTAAAGAAACTTGTTAGTAATATATTAAACAAAAAAATTGGTATTGATGTAAATATAGCTATCATTATTGCAAATGGATCACGTAACTTAAAAGAATCTCTTATTTGATAATAAGATAAATATAATAATATAAGAATAAAAAATATAAAATGAACTAACCAACTGGCTACAGGCAATGAAAAAAATAATAATATCGATTCTGGAATTATATCAAATATTTTTAATGTAGATATTATATTATTATGAACCCTTGTTTTTGCGTTAATCATAGAAGCTAAATACCAATCTATTAACTTTTCATAATCCATTCCATTATAATCTTTAAACAAATTGTATGGCCATTTAACCTTAGAATTTTTTTCTCCTTGTATGCGTGATGATTTTTTTCGATATTCCATGGAAGGACAAAATACTTGTGCAACTACTTCAAATAAAAATGGTGTGTTACATGGTGATACTGTTTTAGTACCATATGGCGCACCTCTACAATCATTTGGAAAAATACTATGTATTGTATCAGTTTTATCAGTTTTATCAGTTTTATCAGTTGTTATTAAAAATACTATACTTGCACTTAAAAATAAATAAATTAATACACATATTATCGCGAAAATAACATGTAATATGGGCCAGAGCAAACTTTTCTTTTTCTTTATTTCATAATCTTTTATTTCAGAATCATTATCAGACATTTATATTATATTATATTATATTATATTATAAAAATTACAACATTTACTAATTATACTGCAGATTTAAACTTTAATGAAGCTAAACCATCTGAAATTGTTAAATAATTATATTGTTCTTCCATTACTTTTAAATTAAAAGTGTATTCATATATTTGCCAATCTACTTTATTATAACTATGCGGTATACTATTGCCAGTATTAGATGCTGGCAAACATAATGGAATTATAGCTACTTTTGAAATATCATCATATTGTTCCGAATTAATATTTGTATATTCAAAATCTGTAAACTTATAATGTATTAAATTCATTGCGCCGTTTGGATCTATAATAAATGGATCAGTATTTAATCCAAAACTATAAACATATTGACCGGCAACTGTATTTCCAGAGGATCGCAAAAATGGTTCTACCAAATTTAAATATTCACTTTCTAGATCACCTTCGCGAAGTTTTCCATCTAATTTTAATCCCCATCTTTTTAATATAGTTTTTCTATTCTGTTTTCGAAATGGGCCTGTTATATATGGATTTAAACCAGTCGAATAATTATTAGGATTATTGAAACTTAAATCTGGTTTTTTAAATGAATAAGGAAAATATGGTGGAAGTTTATTCATTCCGGGCCATATACTTGTTGCTCCTGGAAATATTCCTTTATCATTAATATATGGTAGCCATCTATACTCAGCAACTAAATCTACAGGTACTTGTTTAATATAGTCATTCTTTCTATTATTTCCAGGTTCTGTTGCTCCGGTTATGTATCCGTTTATCACGGGTAAAATCGTTGGTGTTATATCCGGATTTGCCGTATTAAATGTTCTAGTTTCCCATACTGGCATTTCGCTTACTTTCGCAAACCCACTAGTTGGGTCATACCAATTATTAGATAACTCTGTACAATACATTGGCTGTAATGTATATGGTGAAAAATTACTATAACCCCAATTTGTATAATTAGACCACTCATTTCTTAAAGCTACATCAGATCTTTGTAAATACCACATCCAATTTGAAATTATACCATTTGATGTAAATCGATCAATTACATATGGTTTATGATTTTTGTTTTCAAAGAAATACTCTTGAACTTGCTTAATTATATAACTTTGTTTTCTTTTTACAAAAACTTGCTGTTCATCCTTATCTAAATATACATATGTACATAATAATTGTGGATTTGCATCCCATATACTTAATGATCTAAAATCTGCAGCTATATCAGCTGATTCTTTGCTTCTAAACACTGCTTGTCTTATATACTGCTGGTTTTGCGATGCATATTGTGTTGTAAACATATACATCTGATATAATGGATCTACTGTATTAATTGTACTTATATATGGGGCTCTACTCTGTGATTTAAATATATCTTTTTGAGAAAAAAATTGCCCACCTTTATTATAATAATCTGAATCATAATATTCATATATTGATGTACCCGACCCATTTTTTGTTATATTTTTAACTGCTAAATTATGATGATAATATGTATCAATCCAACTTCGTAAATCTCTAACTTTAAATAATTCTCTTAATGGTCTACATTGAATACTTACCCTTAACTCATTATATGTCAAACTAATCAATGGAAATGCCTGCGATGACCCAAACATATAATAAAAATTTAATGGAATACATAATGTTCTTTTAAATATAGATGGATTTAAATTAGCTCTTAACGTATAACTTTTATCTACTATATCATTAATATTTTCATATATCCTATATTGTTGTAGAAATGGATATAAAAATTCCTTAGGTTCCATACCCGTTGTTGGGTCATATGTACTTCTGTAATAAGTATTAGTTAATGGTGCTCCAAATAAACTGTTTGGATATAAACCATTTCGTTTTCCCGAAAAAGCTGGATCATTTAATTTTTTTATATTAGCGGTCATTTCATTAAATATATCTTTTTTTTCTTGAGAGAAATCACGATTTACAACATTCATCAAATAATCTCCTGTAAATTCCTGAATAATTAATCCACCGGAAGATAAAGTTACATTTTGTAATAATTGTGTTCCCAAATTTTCAACCCATTTAAAATCAAATGATTCAATAAATGGTGATTGAGACCAACCAATTTTTCTTGGAAAAAAATTTGCTGTTCCTGATATATCATTTATATTATATAATCCCGAAACAATTTTAGAAACAGGTATACAACCATTTGGTGGATTCGATGGAGGAGGTAATGGTGGTGTTGGTTGAAAACTACCGCAAGCATTTAACGACGAATTATTTTCTGGTGTACAAGTTGTATTGCCACAGGTTTCATATGAAACATTTGTATCACATGGTTCAAAATTATTTCCTTCAAATGTTCTCAATCCTCCAGGACAATCATATATATCAGAAGGTTCAACAAATACCGGACTCCAAATATGCGGCATTTGAATTATAAAAAAAGTATCTATAATTAAATCCCCCCATCTGGGTATACTAAATTCAAATGTTGATGGATCATTTTCTCGCAATTCTCTATTTGTTACATTACAATCAATAATTAATTTTTGTAAACCAAAATTTGTATATTTTTTATAAGTTGCTGTAAAAAAATTTTTTTTAGGATTTCCATTTATTATTATATTTCTATTTCCAAAAGCTAATATATTTAATAAACCTCCTGTCATTTATATTTATTTAATATATATATTTTATATATATTTAATATATATTTTATACTATTTAGTTCTTGTTAATACTAAACCGGCAATTCCATTTTCTATTTGAAATATATTATACCTTTCCTCCATAATATGCAAATTATAACTAAATACATATTTTTCAATTAATCTTATACTTGTTGTAACAGCATTATTTTTCAACTCATTATTACATGTAACTGATGCAGTAATTCGATTAGATAAAAATGGACCAATTGGAGTTGCATTTAAAAAAGGATCTTCTATATCAGAAAATATATTCCATGGCGGTTTAGTATTAGGTAAAATATTTTTTTTTAATGGTGGGTCTGATAACTTATATGACCAATTTACATTATTTATTCTTGATAAATTAACAGCACCAGATGGTTGATAAACTAAAGGATCAGTATTAAGACAAAAATTATAATAAAAAACATTATTTAATCCTGATCCATTACTTCTACTATATCTATCAACCCAAGATACAATTGATGCATCTAATTCATTTTCTCTCACTAAACTATTAAAATATAATCCCCAACTTAATAATATATCTTCAGAATTTTGAATTGAATATTCGGTTTGCCAGACAATATTATTCAATCTACCATTATTAGGTAAAAGAGCGCCATCATATATTTGTGGTATTGAATAAGGATTTGTTAATCCATTTATTGATGTAGCAAGAGATTCGTCGTTTTTATATAATAAATTACTATAATTACTCCACTCATTTCTAAATTTAACATCAGATCTTTGAAAAAACCACATCCATGATATCACTAATCCTTGGGTTTGAATTGTTGTATAATTGTCCCCACCTAATAAATCATAAATTGTTTGTTCGTGAACTTCTCTGATTAAATATGATTGACATTTATTTGCCAAATCATTACGCTCATTCTCTGGCAAAAATGTATAATTTCCTATTAAATGAACATCGGCAAACCACTGTTGTGGAACTTCTTCATAATATTTTTTAATTACTTCATTTGCATCTAATGGAAAAGGTAAAGCGCCTATTTCTTTTATATGAGAACCGATTGGGTCTTGCTTTTTGTTTGTTATTATTTTTGGCGGAGGTTCTTTTAAAAAATATCGTAGATTATAAATATCTCTAGAACAATTTGGTGCTGTATATAATACAGGTATTACTGATGCTATTTGCAATTGTTTCGCAACTACACTATCTGGTGCTGCTAGTTGTGATTGAACATACCATGATGCTACATCTTTATTTATATTTAGTTGATTATCTAATGGAATACCAAAATTTTCAGCACCCAATACTATATTAGTCGCGGGATCTGGAATACTTTCATTATATATTATATTATTCGTAGGTGGATTTGCTAATTTATCCGCTTCAAACTGATAAAATGCATTCACACTATTTTTTATCTCTACTAAATTAATTGATTCTTCTGCAGGCTCATAAGTTCTTTCATTATCAATCGGTGTTGATTCACGCACAGAAGAATTATATTTTAAATTATCATTTGCTGATTGTATCGTTAATTCATTTATAACATTTTTTATTACCCACCACTCATTTACTGGTCTCATTTCTACTTCAATTCTTAATTCGCTATATTGCATACTTATTAAAGGTATGGGTGTTTTATTATTTAAAGTTGACCATAAATTTATTGGAATATACAATTGCCTTGACCTGATTGACGGTTCTAATCCATATGCCATTTTATCTAAATTTCCAAAATATGCTGCGTTCGGATAATTTCCATTCCGATTAGAATAATTAGCTGGATCTATTAAATCGTTTGTATTTCCAATCATTCTATTAAAAATTTTTTTTTGATTTTCACTAAAATCTCTATATACCATATTTAATAAATATTGCCCTGTAAATTCTTGAATAACATTATTATTAGCATACATTTTTATAGATTTTATTGCTTGGACCCCAATATTTTCTATCCATTTAAATTCTAATGGATATATTCTATTTATCCATTTCATGCCGCCCGGAGTAGGTGTTTCATTTCTTACTTTTATGTCACTACTATCTAATGTTAAATTATATATTGAATAAGCTGTATTACATGAACAATCACAATTACTACATTTAATACATTCGCCTTGATTCGCAAAATACGTATTTACACCATCCGATAAATTTATTGGAGAAATTTCATCAAACTCTTCCATCTGCGTTGTAATATTAGTTCTGCACGCTGAACAAAACAATGCAGTTGTACCTCCAAATGATATTAATGGACTCCATATATTTGGTAAAGTAAACGAGAAATAAACTTCCTGTAATAAATCACCATATCTTGGAATATTAAAATTATAAATTGACGGACTAGTATAATTTAACTTTGTTGAACCTTCAAAATCTATTCTAAATTTTTGTTTACCAAAATTATTATGAGCCACAAAAGTTTTTTTAAAAAATGATTTATCTACATTTCCTATTAATATTGTATCTTCATTGCTCTGAAATAATAAATTTAATAATCCTCCTACCATATATATATGGTATTTAAAATTAAAATTTAAACTTTAATTTTAAATATTAATTTGTAAATTAAAATTTAAATATTAATTTGAAAATATTAATTTGAAAATATTAATTTGAAAACATAAATCTTGCCATCCCACCTGAAAATGTTAAAACATTATATCTTTCTTCCATTATATGTAAATTAAAATTATAATCAAAATTTGTATATATCGGCGATTCAACCGTATTTATAGGACCGCCGGGTGCTTCATTGTTAAAATACTTTCCCGGGTCTTTCCAAGCATCCATATATTCTTGACCATCATTCGTACAATTTTTATTTATTTCAAATGCTGCATTTTCATAATCATTTATAAATTCTTCTGGTAACATCTCTCTATATGGATCTATTGTTGAAAATTCAAATGCCACATCAACAAATCTTGTCATATTCATTCCACCCGATGGTTGTAAATTTGTATTATTTTCTATATTAAAATTATAACAATATAAACCATCTTTTGTAGACCCTTCATTTATTAAATATTGTTCCAAATACTGATTTATTCCAGACGGTAATATGCTCTCCCTTTCCAAATTATTACAATATAAACCCCATTCTACCATAATTTCTTTTGCATTACCTGGATGCACTGGACCTGTTATATATTGAAAACAAGGATTAAATTCATCTGACACATTTACTGGAGTATAAAATGGTGCCACCGGAGACATATAAGGAGTATTAACTGATAACAAATCGGTTAATGTAAACGATATATCTACACTCAATATACACGGATAGGGCATCTTATTATTATAAGGCCAATTTGAATAATTTGACCATTCATTTCTTAATATTACATCAGACCTTTGAAAAAACCACATCCACGATACGGTTAATCCATTTGCATCAACATTTTCTCGTCTAGTTCCCTGTACATGTGGTACTGTTTTTTCAAAAACTTGTTTTATTAAATATTTTTGCGGCAATCCTGCCATTATTCTTCTCTCATCTTTATCTAAAAATGCATATGTTGATACTAAAGATACATTTGCCGCTGGCCCAGATCCTAAAGTAGGCGCATACCATATTTCTGATATTAATTTAAAATATGATTGTGTATCTATGCCCTGACCATTTCCTATTGGTGGTGGATCGCCAAAAATATAACTTATATCTCCTAAACAAAAGGTACCTTCGGGCGGCGGTAATAAAAAATAAAAACTACTATATCTATTATCTTGAAAATTTGGTCTTATATATGGTGGATCATAATACTTAAATGTATTACAACAATTTTTTGGTATTTGTGTAACCATAGAAATATCGGAAACCCATTTTTCAAAATAATCTAAATCTCTTACAACACATAATTCTTGAAATGGACGAAGCTCAACTTCAATCTCTAATTTTGAATAATGTAAAGAAATTAATGGAACACTCTGATAACTTGAAAATGTTTCCCAAAGAAATAATGGCACAAATAAAGTTCTTCCTCTGATTGATGGCTCTAACCCATTTGACCATTCTTTTGCAGTTAATCCTCCCCAAGAAACTGATGGATAATTACCATTTCTATTTGAAAAGTTTGCAGGATCTGTAAATTCGGTTGTATTTCCTATCATCTTTTCAAATAATTTGTATTTTTCACTAGTTAAATCACGCTGAGCCTTACAATACAAATATTGACCAGAATATTCTTGAATCGGTCTTCCATCTATTAAATATGTTACTTTTTTAATTGCTTGTACCCCTACATTTTCTATCCATTTAAATTCATATGGCTGACAATATATTAATCCGGATAAATCTGGGTCCATTGGCTTCCCAGTTGACCCATCGTATGGTATAGGAATTGTGTAAATTGGACTATAAATATCTGGCCATGACATCGATAAAAATGTATCAGTTAACATATCTCCATAAAATGGAATAGTAAATCTATATTTAGAATCCGTAAATAAATTAAACTCATTATTTTGCGAATATGGTAATGAAAATCTTTGAAGCCCAAAATTTCTGTATTTAGCATAAGTTGTTTTAAAAAAAGTTTTTTGAGGATTACCATTTAATATTTTATTTATATCTCCTGTCGCAACTAAATTTAATGTTCCTCCTCCCATATAATTATTATATTTATTATAATTATTATATTTATTATATTTATTATATTTATTATATAATAAATATATAAATAAATATGAGTGAACCTATGAGTAAACCTATGAGTAAACCTATGAAAATTTTTCAAGAGAACTCACAAAAAGAAATAGCAGAACTATTTAAAAAGGTACGTGAAAAGATGCGTATCCTAGAAGAAAACAAAATTAAATTTTTTGCTCTAGGAATTATTTTTATCTTAATTATTACCATAATTTATTATGTTAAATATAAAATGTCATTATATAGTAAAAATTGTAATACTCTTAAAAAAATATATAGTAGTAGACCAAAATTAATTAGTGTTAATGAAAATTCTCCTTATTTACTAAGAGATTTTTATATTAAAACAGCATATAATTGTTGTGCTAGTGGACAATTTAAAAATGATTTTGTTGGTCTATGTGCTCTTCAAACATGTATTGAACAAGGTGTTAGATGTCTAGATTTTGAAATATATTCAATTAATGACGAACCAGTTATAGCTGTATCATCTGTAAATGATTTTACGATTAAAGAATCTTTTAACAGCATACCCACTTCGGCCGCATTTAATACAATTATTAACAATGCATTTTCTGCATCAGTTTGTCCAAATCCAAATGACCCATTAATTCTTCACTTTAGATTATTGAGTAGTAATACTACCATGTATAATAAATTAGCACAACAAATTAGTAGTATTTTAAATTCAAGAACTCTTGGCGTTGACTATAGTTTTGAAAATCATGGGAAAAATTTAGGAGCCTTACCTATTAAAAATTTTGTAAATAAAATTATTATTTTTGCAGATGCTAGCAATCCTTTATTTCAAAAAACAAAATTAGACGAATATATTAATATGGCCAGTGGAACACCTTTTATGCGTATTTTACCTTTTCAAAATGTTAAATTTACACAAGATTTATTACTCAAAGATTTTAACAAAAAAAATATGACAGTTGTTTTACCAGATTGGAGTGCAAATGATCAAAATCCGAATTTTAATATTGCAAGACAATATGGATGTCAAATGATTGGTATGTCATTTCAAAACTTTGATAGTAATCTTGAACACTATAATGCTTTTTTTGATGGCCAACGCAGTGCATTCGTTTTAAAACCAGAAAATTTACGATTTAAACCTATAGCTATAAAAGTTCCAGAACCACCGCCAAAATCATATTCTTTTGCGAGTAGACCAATTAAACGTGATTTTTATGATTTCAAAATATAATTTTATTCTAATTTTATTCTATTTTTATTCTATTTTATTATATTTTTATTCTATTTTTATTATATTTATATAATATAATAATAATGACATCTAAAATAAAGAAAAAAACACGTAAAAAAACTAATTTACTCGAAAAGGAACTTGATATTTTACGTAAAGCAATTGAATATAAAAAACAAGAAAATAAATTTTATTTAAAAGATAAAACTATTAAAAATATATTTCAAATTTTAGAATCTTTTTTAAAAAAGAAACAATTAGTATGTTATGGTGGAACTGCTATTAATAATATTTTACCTATAAGTGATCAATTTTATGATAAAAATATAGACTTGCCTGATTATGACTTTTTTAGTCCAAATGCTTTAAACGATGCAAAGGAATTAGCCAATATATATTATAACGAAGGGTTTGATGAAGTCGAGGCTAAATCCGGTGTACATGAAGGAACTTACAAAGTTTATGTAAATTTTATTCCGGTTGCTGATATCACCGAACTTGATAGTAATTTATTTACCGCGTTACAAAATAATGCAATTATTAAAAAAGGTATTTATTATGCGCCCGCAAATTTTTTGCGAATGTCTGGATATTTAGAATTATCAAGACCTGACGGTGATATATCTAGATGGGAAAAGGTATGGGGACGACTACGTTTACTTAATCAAAATTATCCTATATTAAATAAAAAATGCGCGGGTAAAGATCTTATTAAACATTTTAAAAATCCATTTGAAAATTTTAATAAAATACACAAGATTGTATTTGAAAGCGTGGTCAAACAAAAACTTGTTTTTTTTGGCGGATATGCGCTTTATTCTTATGCGAAACATATGAATAATAGTGACCGTAAAAATTTTAAAAATAATCCGGATTTTGACGTTT